TACTCTAGGCTAGCCTTCTCAACATCAGAGGCTATTTGACTAGGAAATGAACTTTTTAGTATTGTTTCTGCCATGCTATTGTATTATTTGCGACTGCATTCCTTTATTATTAAATCTTGATAACTTCAAATCTAACCCTTTTTTTTCATATTTTGGGCGGGGGTGATATAAATGTCTATTACATGCCATAATAGCTAAGCCTGAACTTATAGTAGCATCAAACTTAGTTCTTTTATTTATATCAAATTTAGCCCAATCATTTAGCGTTGTATTAAAATATATATTTCCAAACCCATCATCATTCATACCTACGTGTTTTTGTATATATGTTTCAATTGCCGCCGCATGCACTTGTTTAATATCTTCAGAAGAGTTAGGTATTCCGCCAACTTCTCTTTCTGCAACTGATAGTTTATTCCAAACTTTATCTGGCCTATTCATTGCAAACCCTCTATAACCTCTTCGTTTTAAATAATATAAAAGTCTAGGTTTGTTATTTTCAGCTAACATTGGCATTCCATAATATACTAATGCCATTAATACATCTTCAAAAAACATTTCAGCGGTTTGTGGTCTAGCTATATATTCTAAAAAAAATGTATTTGGAGGTGCATCCTCCATACTAAATTTTGTTAACCCGTGCAAAGAACCTTTAGATCCTTGCCCATCGGTTGTACCTGATATATCATATGAGTCACAACCAAATGCGCCAATGTGCTCATTACCAGGGTGTTTAATTCCGTTTTTAGTTATTACATTATTTTCCAGCTTTTTATCAGGTGTCCATGAAACTAAAAATCTTCCGTTTTTATTTGGAGCAAACATTACTTTAGTGTCTTTAACACCATTTTCCCAAAGAAAACTTCCTTTTGTAATAAATCCTTTTCTTTCTAAGTCTTCGTTATAATCAATTTGCTCATATATTTTACTTAAATTGAAAATACTATTTTTGGCTTCATCTCTAAAAGCATGCTCCTCAGTTCTTGGAAATTGTCTATAATATTCGTTTAAACCGTCAGAATCATTTTTTAATCCTTCAACTTCATTTTGCCAAAAGTCTATGACCCCCGTTTCAATTGGTAATCCATCTGCACCAGGTTCGGGTATTTTTGGCGTATCGAATACAGGGTATCCATAAGAATTAATGTATCCTTCGTAATTCCATTCCATAGGTATGAACAAAGAATACAATCCTGAGCTAGTCTGGCCATTTTTATTTCTTTTGGTAACGTCTGAATCATCATAAAGTCTTTTAAAATTATCACCTCCTTTATCTAGCGAATTTGATGTTGATCCCATCATACATTTACCTATAATTCTGCTACCTAATCTTAATGTTGTTTTTGTAACACGCCAATTATTCAATATATTATCTGGTCTTTCCCATTTACCGCTTTCATCGTGAACTAAAAGCCGAAGCTTTTCCCCATCATAAGAGTTGTCACCTGTGTTTTTCCAATCAATGGTTGTATCCAATCCCTCCGGCAGCTCATTGTTATCCCCCAGGGTAGACCTGAGGCTGTTTCTTGTAAACTTGGCTGCTGGTACTCTATAAGCAAGTTCTGTTTTAGGTCTATCCATCCCGTCTTGTATCGGTTTGAAAAAGAATGGATAATTGACTGATATGGGTACAACTTTATCTGTAAACATTTTTTTTGCGTCTGCTCCACTTTTTGATAGTATACCGAATCTAGCGTCTTTAGATATTGTAGCTTGGTTAACTGTCTCGTTCGAGGCCATGAAAGAAAATCCAGACCGTCTATTTTTGAGATAGCATATTCCATATGATCTGTGATCGGCTTTGCAAGCTTCCCAGAATATATAAAATATCCTGTTGGCTTCTCTATAATCTGGTCTTCCAACGTCAATTTTTGACCATTGCAAATACATATAGTGAGTCCCTGTAATATAAGTAGGCTCGCCGTTATTATTAAACCAATAACCTTTTTCCCTTCTTTCAAATTCTTCATCTATGTAAGGATACCATTTGTTTTTAAATTGTTCAGGATATGTTTCCCAATCAAATATAGTTTTTAAATTTTTGAACTCTTTAGGAAGATCTATTGCTGTCCACTTATTGTTTACTTTACTTAATTTGCTTACAGAAGGTAATGCTATACACAAGTTTTGAATTTCTACAATATCACCTATAGTTCCATCTTTGCTTATAACAACTACATCGTATTCCTTATTGTAACCGTATTCCCACTTTTTATATCTATTATTTTTTTTAATAATATTTTTTTTGATAGGATAAACAGTCTTTATTAATGTTTGTTCGTACATTACCTAGATCTTTTTTCAGCAAACCCACCAAAACTTTCTTTTTCTTTTGTAGGAGTATCTTGCATTATATTTTTTTCATTTTCAATACGGTTAAGTATTTCAAATGCATCAAATATTGCTAACTTTTTGGTTGCCGCAGCGTTTTTTAATCTGTCAGCTGCTAAATCCTCATCAGGATCATCCATTATTATTTGCTCTTCCGCTACCCTTATTAGCTCTTTTACAGCCTTATAGCCAGCTTGGATTATATTCGATTTCAGTTCCTGCTCTTTCATATTTAATTGATATTGAATTTATAGGTATTCGATATAATCTTTCCCCGTCAATTAAGAACTCATATTCGCTGTTTGGAGTAAAGCCGACTATATCTTCATTATTTAATTTAAAGTCTTTTAAATCGCTCCCTAAGTGCTTTAAAACGCCTGTGAGCGGCTTTTCTTTAGCTTCAGACAATAAATTATTGTTTTTTATTGGTTTTACAAAACAATATCCAGGGGGTGTTAGCCACTTATTATTTCTTTTATATAAAAATATTTGGTCTATATAAACAAAAAAATTATTATTATCAAAATAATTGCTGCTATCTTTTGCTTGCCCTCTAACATTATAAAATCTTCTAAATGTATTATGGTGCACTATAACTTCATCACCTATTTTAAGTATTGAATTATTTATAGGTGTTTCTTTTATAATACCTTTCCTATTAATAAACTTATGGTTTTCAATAGTTGTATTTAATATTAATTCCTTTTCACCTATTTTTTTATTATTAGTGTATCTACCATTTACAGGTTCTACCATATAAGCGTGCAAGTGCCTCATTAATATTGTAAATTATATTCTACCGCTATAGCCATATTCTTATTAAAAGTTTTCCAGGGCAGTACCTCTTCGTTTTTTTCAATGTATATATTATAGCTTTCGTCTTCTTCTAATATTTCTACAATCTTATGCCCTCCAAATACTTCTTGGTTAAGACTGTAATGCATAGCGTCATTTTTATAATCTCTGCCAATACTAATCTTTCTTATTAGATTCATTTTTAATTTTTTTAAAACTACCATCTTTAATGTCTATACTTACATCCCCGTATGTTTCTTGTAGCTCTGATTTAAATTTATTTAACTCTTGGCTTAATATATCGTATTTATGTAATAACACATGTTTTTGTGTTTCTAACACTCCTACCTGCTCTTGAGTTGTTTTAATAACTGTTGCTAAATTTTGTAATTTTGCTAACTCTTCTGTTTTAATTTGTTTTTTCATTGTATAAAATTTAAGTAAATATAAGTATTTATTGTGTATTTCTACCTGTGCGCAAATGCAATATATATATAATTGTGATTATTACTGTTAGTAGAGCCACCACCTCCGAGGCTTGTGAATCCATCGGAATTAAATGAAAAATTATTAGTAGTCGAAGCACTACCATAACTATTATCTAAATTAGCCCAAAGATTTTCATTTGGTCTTTGATTGTCAAAAATTGTCCAATTACCAGCAATTGATGTTCCTTTTACCATTAAAAACGCTGGTTCAAATCCTGTGAAAATTTTATTACCGCTTGAACCCGTTCCTGTAAAAGAGCCTATTTTACTAAATCCAGGGACAGAGTTAAAACAATAAGCTATGTAATTACCAGAACCATTAGTCGATGGATCATTATTAAATGTTATATCTGTTGCTGATGGCTGAGTGCTGTTTATTGCCCAACTATATCTACTATTTGCAAAAGTATCATTGTGATTCAAATATCCAAGTGTTGTATTAACTTCATTACACCAAGCTATCGTATCTCTTGTTGCTGTTAACTGTTTAATAAAAAATAATTCAGGTTTTGAAGATAGCCCATGCGTTATAGTAGAACCTGCTATTCCATTTCCTGTATACTTTACAATACTAAATCCATTATCCCTGTTAACATTAATTGCATCAGGTATGATAGTTCCCGTGTTTAAATTTAGATCAGAAGCCTTATGACTAAATGTTCTAACTTTGTTTTCGTAAATGTTATAAGTAAAGTGGCCACCTTTGTGATAATCAATATTACTTTCTGTACCATGATAATTACCTGATAAATCACGAGCGTCTCCGTTTAATCTATATGTTGCTATACACGA